TACCAGAAGTACCAGAAGTACCAGAAGTACCAGAAGTACCAGAAGTACCAGAAGTACCAGAAGTACCAGAAGTACCAGAAGTACCAGAAGTACCAGAAGTACCAGAAGTACCAGAAGTACCAGTAAAAAATTTTTTTAAATTATTTATAAAGTCATTAATTGTTATTGTAGATTTTTCAGCTGTATTTGTAGATATAGGTGTAGCATTTGGGGTTTCTGTAAGTGTAGTTGTAGTTGTAGTTGTAGTGTTTGGGGTTTCAACAGGTTTGTCAAAACCTCCTCGTTTATTAACTATCATAAAATTTACACCTGATAGTAATTTTTTAATTTTTTCTATAGATTCATTAAATGAATATTGTTTGTTTTCATAATTATTATTTTTATAATCTATTTTAAAATTTTTTAAATCATCTTTTTCAATTTTATGTATTGTAAAATTTTTGTTTTTTTTCCTACCTATTTTTTGTATTGTTGCAAAATCTAATTTTCCATTTTTCTTATAAGGTATATAATCCTCAAATATATATTTTGCTATATTACCTTTATTTTTTTTCCCTCCTCCTGCAACACCAAAGTTCTTACCTTTAGCATCTTTATTCCATTCATCCCATTTAGTAAAATCATAATTATAATTATTATTAATAGGTTGCGATTGTGTAGAGGGTAAGGGGGATATAGGAGTAATTGGTAAATTATTCAAGCTGGGTTTTGTTTCAATAGGTTTAATTGGTACAATATCCAAACTGGTTGGTACAATATCCGAACTGGGTTTTGTTTCATTAGGTTTAATTGGTAAATTATTCAAGCTGGGTTTTGTTTCATTAGGTTTAATTAGTACATTATCCAATTTGGGTTTTAATTCATCTTTAAATGTTGCCATTGCACTTTTACCTGTTGTTACATTTATCTTATTTAGTAAACTGATTGTTAAAGCATTTTTAAATCTTTTAAATCCTATGCCAAATATTATTTCGAGATCATCGTCAAAATCAATTAATTTTTCCTCGAATGGTTGAAAATCATCGGCATAAGAAATTATAACACAATCATTTTCTTTAAATATAGCACAAGCATTTTGAAATTTCTTTATTGCTTCATCATATCTATTATTGTCTTTTACACGATTATTTGTATTATAAGGTTGATTTATATAAATAGAAAATGTTTGTAGAGTTTCACTCCGTTTTTTATTACTAATAAGTATATATATATTGCCTTTATCATTATGAAGTTTTATTTTAGCTATGAATTCATTAATATCTTGATATTTTTTAATTTCTTTATTATCTATATCAATAGAAGTATAGAAATAAGGAGTATCTGAACTTACAGAAACACCTGTATTTTCAGGAATACCCGTAGTACTAGGTGCGCTAGGTGCGCTAGGAGTACCAAAATTAAAAGGGTCACTAGGAGTACTAGGAGTACCGGTATACGGAACTATTGTACCAGGATTATCAAAAGTTATTGGATTATTAATGGAATTAACAGCCATAGTAGAATGTTCTATCTGTGGTGGTAATGATGTAATAGGGGGGCCTTGCATGGGTCCTAAAATAGGACTAATAGGTGGGCTCTGAGAAAAGCTCATTCTAATATTAGAAGGAGAAATAGGAGGACTAGAAGGAGAAATAGGAGGACTTATAATAGGAGGATGATAATAAGGATTTACAACATTATTATACATTACTCCATGTGGAATTCCCATAGGAGGAAGTCCATGAGATAATCCATAACCATTATTCATAATATAATTAAAACTCTTAATATATATTTATAATTTATTAATTCTAATATTTAATTCATTTAATAATGAATTATGTTTAAAATCTTCTGTTATATTTTTAAAGCCATATTCATCAGTTTCTAATTTATTTACAATATCTTTTTTTTCATAAAAAATAAAAATTTGTCTATTATCATTTATAAGATATGTAATATATTTAGATGTATTACTATTATTTAATAATTCAGTAATTATTTTATTATATATATCAGATGATGTTGATGTTTTATTATTAATTTTTTTAAAAACAATTTTTTTATCAGAAATTAACCAAATACTTATTGATTCTAAATTAGATATATCTAATTTTAGATTATTAAGATTATTAATTGAATCTAATTCCACAGTAATATTTTTAGATTTAAAATATTTACTATCTGCTGTAATAGTAAATGGTTTTACTATAACATCATCATCTGTTTTAATATTAAATTTACCATCAATCTTATTTTTATTTACAATAATATTAAGAATGTCTTCCATAAGATATAATTCTAATATACTATAATAATATTATATAGGCAAAATAATAAGCAAGTATTAAAAATATCCAAATGGTAGATATGGATTAGGAACACATATATTGTCAGATTTATAATATCCAATTGGTCTTATTGGATTAGGTACACATATATTATCATTTTTAACATCATGCGAATAGAAACAATTGCATTTAAAATGACATAATTTAACACTCTTAGGCTTTTTAATAATGTCATTTACATCATCAGTTAAGCCAGTTATTTTTAGAGAAGATGATAATATATTACTATTTTTTTTAAAATTATTATTACCAATTAATAGCATATTTATAAATGATATATATAGCAAAAGAGTAATAAAGCTTAGCATTATATATATAATTATATTTATATTTATATAATTTAATTATGAAAGAAAAGATTTATTTTTTAATGACAAATAAAAAAGGAGATTATGGTTGTTTTCAATTTACTAATTATGAATTTTACAAAAAATGCTATGAAGAATACAAAAAAATAGGATTTATAGATGATGAATTAATAGAAGAATGATATATTATTCTTTATTATAAATAGATATAAAATATATTAAATGTCCGAAATAATGAAAGATAAAACAAATATATTAAATAAAAATCAATGTTCTAAATTTATAAAAGATTATAATGATTTAATGAGTGGAAAAATTTCTGAAATAAAACATCCTAAAACACGTAAGATAATAAAAAATGCTGCTCAAATTAAATTCATATATGATAAATGTAAAGAAATGTATACGAGTAAATCATCATCATCATCATCGGGTAATATAGCTAAAATAACTAAAATGGCAAAATTATCTTCTCCTTCAAAAACAAAAGTAGTTATAGATTATGAAAAAGAAATTAAACCATTAAGCCAATTAGATATAGAGCAAATAATTAATATTTCCATTGAAACACATAGTTACAATAGAAGATTAATAAAAAGTCTATTTAATGTACCTATAAAATATGAGAAAGGTATAGAAATATTAAAAAAATATTTGAATAATCCTAATAATAAAAAATATGATGTACATGAATACCGATTGTATGTAGAACAAATATCATCTATGATGCCTAAATTTAATCCTTTTGCTAATCGTGGAGATACTACAACATTTAATATTAAAATTTTTACAGAAAATAATAGAGAAAAATTACTGCTTTTTAGCGATTTATGTGAAAAAGAGTTTATAAGTGCTATATTTGAAGATTCTAGAAAATTAAATATGGGTAATTTTACAAATAATGAAAATTATACAGCAGCAAATATAAATAATATGTCCCGAAGATTATTAAAAAACAGACATTACTATTTTTCACTATATTATATAGCTGGATTAGCTTTAACTTATAGTATCAGAGATCCATTAATAATAAGTCAATTGATTAAAAGTAAAAGATTAATGAGAAAGTTATTGAACTCAGATTTAATGGCGATAGACCCTAATATTTCAAAATCATTTAGTTCAAGTGGAAGTAATAGTAGCGATAAAGTTCAAGATGCTACTATGAATACTATATATAATCAAATAGGTATACGAGAATATGTTAATTATATAATGAATAATGGCGATAATCCGAGAACTGTTAATAATATTGAACCTTACTTAGGTGTAAAATGGGCTGATTTACCTATGAAAAAATTACAAATGGTAGTTAAAATATCTAATACAATGAATGAACGCCATTATACATACGCATTCGATTCTAAGAGTTTATATAAAGATTGGAAAAATTCTATAAAAACGAAAAAACCCTTTATTAACCCTATTACAAGAGTACCATTTACAAGACAAGATGAAGAAAAAATATTAAATGTTCTTGATAGAGAGTATCCAAATATTGGAATACCTACATTAAGCGTAAGACGTTCTGATATATTATATCAAGATGTAGAAACTATACGTGTAAATGATATGTATTTTTTTAGAATAAGCATATGGTTTAATTATGGAAACTTCACACACCCGGATTATATTAGAATAGTATGTATAAATATATTAAGAACATTAGATATATATGACGATGAATATAGAGTAGAATATCATCCCATATTTTTATTTAATAATATTGAAAAATTAAAAAATGAAAATAAAATATTAGGGAAAACGATGCCCTTCAAGTTACATCCAGCCTTCGCTAAATATTATAATTCTTATATTACAACAGAAGAACAATATTTAGATTTCTTTAGACTAATATCTAGATCTATATAAAGTATATAATATTTTTATATTATTTTTTATATCATTATAGGTATGTAATCCTATAATTATCAATTACTTTTAATTTATATCTATGTTATATAATTTATAAAAAAAATAAAAAAATGATAAGTAATATGTATATATTATTTACACTATTATATCAAAAATGTATATGACTTTTGTCATAATCTTAGCCCTTACTTCTAATATTGAAGCTCGAATGCGTATGCATAGAAGTAGCAGTAGAGGTTATTATTGTAATTATGAATTTGTAAGGAATTTGGAAAAAGAAAAAGATATTCTCACGCAACATAATGAGTATTTATTGAATAATAATAATGATTTAAATAAAATAATTACTCTTAATAATTGCAAACCTGGATATGTGTTCGCAAAAGATAATACAAAAAAATATAATATTAATTGCGTACCATGTCCAGAAAATCATTATAGAACAGCAACTAATCACACATGTTATCATTGTCCTGAAGGCTATTATTCTAAAAATGGGTGGACAGAGTGTAAAAAAGCTGAAGGGAATTCAAGTAATGTTCATACATTATGTGAAAAAGGAAAGATAATTGGGGATAATAAATTTGGATATCATACTACGAGCTGTGTTGAATGTTATAAATTTGGCAACAAAAAATATATGCCTTATAAAAATAATCATGATACTTGCCTTACTTGTCCAAATGGAAGTATTGTAAAATATGGTGCAACTTTATGCGAAGAATGTCCGGTAGGATATTATGAAAAAGACAATAAATGTATTAAATGTGAAGTTGGTACATATTCTGATAAACCTGGTATGTCTCAATGTAAAGTTTGTACTAATATAAAGTCGATAGCATATGTATCTACAGGAGGATATAATTGTAATAACAGCATATTTCACAATATTGCTGAAACAATTAATGAAAATATTATTGATATTTATGGTATATTAAACCCTTTAGTATCAGTTTTACACGAAGGCATAGCATTTGTATCAAACTATTAATCAAAAAATCAAAAAATATTAATAATTAATTGTATATCTATATCTATATCTATATCTATATCTATATCTATATCTATATCTATATTTATATCTATCTATATCTATATTTTTTATTTTTGTCCTAAAAAATAATATAAATATTAAATATTATTATTATTATAATATGTGTGATAATGAAAAAAACTTTATTATATCCTAATACTATATTTCCTAATACTAATGATTTTGATAACTCCATATTTCATATTGAAAATATTATGTTAGGAGATTACAATACTATTTCATCAAGAAATTATAATAGGATTACAAATCATTTCATAAATAATGATATGACAGGGTTTAACAGGAAAAAATATAAGGTGTCGTCGCATATCCCTATTATACATGATACACTCAGCTATTATCATTTACAAAAGACAATGAATGCTATATACAAAATTGACAAATATACTTCCATTGATACTTGCGATTTGATGTTGATAAGACAGATAATTGATAAAAAACAGAGATGCAACAGCTTATTATATAATTCTAATAAATATGGAAAGCCTATGATGCTCTCTCAAAGATTTGAATTATAATTGACAATTATAATATAAAATATATCTGCTATATAATTATTAATTTATGCATATTAACTTAGAAGTTTTGTGATGTTATAAAGAATATTTATTCATAATTTATAAAGCGTTTTTAATTTTATCAAAAAAATCCTTATATTGATAGTAATTATATAATGGTTTTATTAATGGTGTATCATTATATTCTAATAATACAGGTAAGGGTTTTAGAAGTGCATTTTTTCCAAATGTTTTTTTAGTTTTATTGAGTTGCAATATGTTATCAAATAAATATTGTTGAATATAAGCAGGTTCAACATCAATATCAAAATTTGAAGGTACTGTAATATTTATTAGAGGTACTGTTATAATTATATTGTTTATTTTTACTTTATATTCAAAAGTAATAACGGTAGTACTATGAATATGAAGAAATTTTAAATATATATCCTTTCTTCCTACGGAAATTTTTGGTCTTTGTATACCAGGATACATTAATATAATAGCATTCATTATTTCTTCTTTATCTTTTTCTGTAAAATCCTTTCTTGTATAAGGATTTCTAAAAGGTTTATTATATTTAACGGAATGGTCCCATGCTTGATATAATGTTCGTATATAAAATGCGGTTCCATATGTATTTTTTCCTTCTTTATATCTTAAAGATATGACATTTTTAAGTTTATTTAAAGACATATCTTCCCATTTTTCGGCAAGATATGGGTCCATATCATTAATATTATTATTTGTAATTTCTGTTACTAAGTCAGCTTTTGTTTTTCTATATCTTGCTATATTTGCCTTAGATTGAAAATGACTATGACCACTAGAAGAACTTCTTGGAGTTCCTGACATACTAACAGATTTACTTATAGATAAATAACTTGAATTATTATTATTATATAATATATTTACTATATCTTTTGTAATGAGAGTATCTATTATAGTTAAATCATGTCTTACATTGTCCAATTCTTGTAATTTTACATAAATATTCGATAATTCTTCTCTTATGATAACCAGAAAAAATTGTATTGCTATATATTTCTCAATATTATCATTTAATGTTCTAATGACATCATCTTTATTATGATTATTTTCAGAATATAATATAATTTTTTTTAGTTCATCAATAGGTTGATTACTTAATCCATAACATCTATATTCATCTGTATTTGAATATTTTGTATTTTTCCACATAATTTTCAATGTTTTTTGTGTACTTTTAATACTATTTATTATATTAGACTGTCGCTGACCATCTAGTATGCCAAAGGGGTTATAATTATAATTTAGTACCCAATTATATTCTTTTGTTAAAATTTCCGTAGATATACGTTTATAATTATATATTATTCTAATAATTATATTAATTTCACTTAAAATCTTGTAATAAGATTTAATATAAATATTTTGTGTATCTTGTGATTGTAAATTGAGATATTCATATAGTCTTAACATTCCTTCCTCATACTTTATTGGTTTTGTAAATAAAGATTTTATTAATGCTTTATTTTGCGTTAAAGTATTTAAGGGAATAAATATAATATCTTGAACTTTTTGATAAGAATCTAATATAATTTTGTTATCTTCTTCAGAAGATTTTGATTTTGGAGATTTTGATTTTGGAGATTTAGATTTTGGAGATTTAGATTTTGGTGATGCACTACCTATTCCAAGTTTTTTCTTACATTTTTCATATATATAATTAATTCTATCAGCATCATTAAGAGGCTTATTTGTTTTAGGATTAGTTATTTTTGATATTTTACCATTATTATATTCCTTATAATCTTTTACAAATGCTTCACATTGTTTATGTGACAAATTATTATTAGTGTCTTTTGTAAATAATGTTGTTTTAGCTTTTGTAGACATGTTTCTAATATTATTAAATATATTATAAAAATATATATTTGTTATATTTTTTTCATAATATAAAAAAAAATGATTACAATTCTGTTGTAATAATATTGACACAAAATGTATTTTTCTGTAGCTATCCTAATTATCGTATTTTCAAATATAGATAAAACCGATGCTCGTATCCATAAGATGAAGTTTGTAACAAATTGTGGTTGTGCTAAAAATGTAGCAAAGGAAAGAGATATTGCTTATACCAAATTTAATGATGTTGTTAGTATTTCAGAGAATATTATTACTATAAATAATTGTCTTCCAGGTAAAGCATTTAATTATGAAGATTATAAAGGTGAAAATAATTATAATATTGAATGCAAGAATTGTCCAGATAATTATTATAGGACAGCTTTGAACTCTTCTTGTCTTCATTGTCCTGTAGGTTATTATTCTAATTCGGGAGATATTGAATGTACTAAATCAGAAGCAAATAATACTAATATTCATACTCTTTGTAATAAAGGATATAGAACTGGTAATAATAAATTTGCTGAATATAAAGATAGTTGTTATGATTGTATTCCTGAAAATAAAGAATATATGCCTTATAAAAATAATCATGACAGATGTTTTGTATGTCCACTCGGAAGCATAGTAGATGTTAAAGCACATACATGTTCAGAATGTCCTGTAGGATATTATGAAAAAAATAATGCGTGTATCGAATGTGATATAGGAACTTATAATGATAAGGTTGGTTCTAATAAATGCAACCTATGTAATAATCAAAATGCTATAGCTTATAATTCGATTGGAGGAACTAATTGTGACAATAGTATTTTCTATGATTTATCGGATACTATTAAAAATAATATAATAAATATGGATATTGTATTTAAACCATTAGCATATAGTGCTAATCTATTTGTAGCAACTATTAGTAATAATCGTCGTGCTGTTGAACTTATTATCCCTAGCATAGCAATCGTATATGTCGCTATTATTAGTATGTAAAATATATATTATTATATTATATATATATTATATGATATTTATTTTTATTAATTTAGAAATTAATTATCATATATGGTATGAGATAATGAAACTATAAAAATAAAAACTAAGATAAATAAAGCATTTGGTAAAATAAATAGAATAATAAATTACTTAATAAAATATAATTTTAGTTTTTGAATTGAATTACTTTACCTTCTTTTAATTTTATTGATATATTAATAATATAATTATTAATTTTGATCATATTCAATAATTCCTTAAAAGTATTATTTGCATCTTCAGTAGCAACATACATATTTATTTCTTCATACCATACTAACATATTATTCTTATTTTCATTTTTTAATGAAAATTTAAAATTTGTAGTTTGTATTACTCTCTCATTAGACATAGTCTTCCATACATCAATTAAAAGGCCCATATATGTTGTTTTTTTTGATACAATTTCATCATTATTTTTAATTTCACATTGCAATATTATCGAGTTATTTAAGAAATCTTTTTTTTGAAATTCTTCTTCGATGATAAATACATTTATTGGAGTAAGCATAAGTATTCCGTTAATAATTTCAAGAGCACAATTCTCGCCATTATGAATATGTTCAGTCATTTTATTATTTGAATATATGTATTAAATTACTTTTTATGTAGTTATTTAAGAAAATAAAAAATTATTTAAGAAAATAAAAAATTAAATATGTTCTAATATATATTATAAATGAAAAAAATTGATAATTATTTATTTATATAAATATACAAACCAATCGAAAACCAATCAACGCAGAAAAGACTAAATAGTTAATCAACGTTAATCAACACCAACAAATTAATTAATATGAGCCACAATTTTGATATGTATGATGTGTCCTCTAAAAACAAGGTTAGAAAGTTGAAAAAGTTTAACAAGTACAATAATGATAAAAAGAATAAGAAAGCAAATTCTAATTCTCGCGAAAAAGATTCCCGATATGCTTATAAAAATCGTAGGATTGTTAATAAAGATTGGAAGGATTTCAATAATAACCAATCAATTCCCAAAGAAGCATTGAGTTGGATGGGCGGGATTGATTTTGATTTGGAAGAAAATAATGAAGTAATTTATTTCTGTTGTGGAAGATCAGCATATTCAGAAGAAATAGACTTATTATTTGAATATGATTTTACGGAAATTAAATTTAACCGAGAAATTGCGGAGCTTCACAAAAACAGCAAAAATATAATCCAAGATTTCATATCTTGTAATATCAAGGAAAATGAAGAAGAATTGAGCAAAATAGAAGAACATTTAAATTTAATTGATAATGTATTGATGGAAATGAAATATGTAAATTATTTGAAAAATAAAGCGGAATTTTTTGGAGAAAAAGAATTACTTGAAAAAAGTTGTAATATGATATACGATTTAGGTGGCATTTATGTATTTACTACAAATAATAAATATATACGTAACTGGATTTATGAATGCGAACTTTTAGAATTCAGAATGAAACTTTTGGAAAACAAAAGAAAAATAAATGAAATGCTAGCGCGTATTTGTGTTTCTTCTAGTGTAGCTCTTGCTTTTTTGAGAAACTAATGTATATATATAATAAATATACATTATATAGATATTAATATATAATATATATATATATATTTATTTTTTATATTCTTCTTAAAAAGCAATATGTATATCAAGTCATAATACTAAATACTATTGCTAATATTATATATATTATAATAATTCTTTAAAACCTTCAATATCTATTATGATTACTCCTAATTCTCTTGCCTTAATTATTTTTGCTGTATTATCATCTTTATCTTTCACTACTAGGTAATTTGTATTCTTAGATATACTAGTAGTAACCTTACCTCCATTTTCTTCAATTATTTTCTCGTAATCTTTATTTCTAAATCCAGAAAATATAAATGTTTTATCTTTAAGATTAATGTTAAGCTCATTAGTCTTATCAGTATCTTGTTTATCCTTAAATTTTTCCTTATCGTTTTTACATTTTATTCCTAAGTTATCATAGAATTTGTAATAATTTGGAAGATTTTCTATGAATAATTCAGCACTTATATTTGCTATTCCATTGATTTTAGTCAAATCTTCTATTTTTAATTTAAGAGCTTTATTACGACTTTTTAAGGTATTATCTATTATTTCAGGATAGACATCGGTAATGCTCTTAATTTTTTTAAATCCAAATCCTCTTCCCATAATATTTGAAGCGTCCATTAAAACATTACAATCTACTTCTTTAATTTTCTTCAAAGCTTCTATAATATTATCTGCACTTTTACTTTTAATTCCATCAATATCTAATAAATCTTCTTTTTTTATATTAACTATTTTATTTATACTATCATAACCAGCTTCATATATCTTAGTTATATTACCTGGACCCATATATTCGATTCCTATTGTTTTCATAAAATAAGTAATATTTTTAATATCATAGTCACTATTTTTATCACCATTATCAATCATAATAATATCTATATGTGTATCATTCCATCTATAATCAATATTAACTTTTCCAGGAGGCATACTTGGTTTTCCAGAAGCAGATTTAGTTAATACTTCTTTAATATGAGGAATAACATTACCAGAACGAATAATAATAACACGTGACCCAGGACCTATTACATTTTTTTCAATATATCCAGCATTGAAACCAGTAGTCTGTTTTATTTTTACATCATCTAATAATATTTCATCAAATTTAATAATAGGTTTCATATATTTATCTTTAGAAACATTCCATGCTACTTCAGTTACTATTACTTCAACTTGCTCGAGAGTATGTATAGATTTAAAAGCAAATGAATGTGAAGGATTTTTACCAAGTTCTATATCATATTTTTTACTTATATCACTAACTACTATACCATCAATTATATAATTATTATTTCTTGCTTTTTGAAGGCTTTCTGATAAAATATTTAAATTAATATCATCGACTATTTCATAATTAACTATTAAAAATCCTTTAGATTTTAGCATATCAAAATTATTTTGTTTATCATTTGTAATTGTATCTGTATCAAAATCAATAATAGTATAGCATATAAAATCTATAGAGTTTAATAAATTTTTATTTAAAGTTTTAGAATTTATAGCACCAGATACAGAATTACGAGGATTAACTCCTTGTTCTCCTTTTAATTTAAGAGTTTCCCAATTTTTTTTTGATATAATTAATTCTCCTCTAATAGCCAAATATTTACTTTTAATATTATTAACATTTGGAAAACCATTGATATATTCTAATAAATGACTAATATCTTGACCTTCTATACCATTTCCTCGAGTATATAATTTAATATCATATTTATTATCTGAAGATATTCTTTTATATACAGCAAGACAACTTACACCATCAAGTTTATCACTAATCATATAAGGACCTTTGTATTTTTTTTTATATTTAGTAATTTCTTCATCACTATCTTTAATTTTATTTTGAGAACCCATGTAATATGGAAGCTTAACCTTATTATCTATATCAGCACCTACACGTTTTAAATAAGGATCTTTAGGATATTTTTTACGTATATAATCTTTTATAATATCATAAATATCATCATTTAAAATAGTTTTGCCACTATTAAAAAACGCTTGATCGGCGGCAATAAGAACATTAATGATATCTTTTTTCTTATTATTTTTAATAAATTCTAAAGGTTCTTCATTTATATTTTCAAAATTATAATTCATTTATTAATAGTATATATATTATAAATCATTTTTTATTAAATAAAAAAATATAAAAATAAATATACTATATATTATATAATATATATTATATACTATATTGGTTTCATATTTAATATATTATATTAAATGTATTATATTATATTAAATGTATTATATTATATAAACTAAATATTTTATGAAAACAGCTCTGGTGTTGCGATAAACTTAATCCATCTATCAGGACTATATTTTTCTGAATCTTTCAAATTAAGCCAAAACTTGTATTTAAGTGCTTTTTCATATCTTTTTCTATTTTTTTCAGAACATGTGTAAATATTATCATACAGAACCCAACTAATTTTATTAGATATATTTTTTAGATTATTGATAAATTCTTCGTCCGTAAGATGAATCCATAATTTGCTATTATTATATACAATATTATACAATTCTTTTTCACTAATAAATGGTTGATTAGCACCTCTTCCATTTTCTTTACCATTTTTCTTAATAACAGAAGGGTCAGGTACAAGTTCCTTATCCGATTTAATTTTATTAACAAGAATTATTGAACGAGTATCTGGATAATCAATTTTAGTCAATGGACGATTATTATTTACTGAATTAAATAAGTTGATAGTTTTTTCAATGTTTATAGTTTCACAATAATTAATTTCATGCATAATACAATGGATGCTAATATTTTCATTAATTTTTTCATTTTCTAAAGCACGTCTTAGAGCCTCTCTTCTATGCTGTCCATCAATTACAATATTATTATAATTACCATTATCGGCAAATTTATCATAAACTAATGTAATTATCCAATCAGAAGAATATCCCTGTTTATATTTTTGATTACAAATATGTTGAAATAGTTCATTAACTTTTTCTTCATTAATTTCCCTATTATATGTCCAATTTTTTGTTTTACGAACAAAATCGCCAATAGGAATTTTAATCATATAGCAATTATCATTAATTTTGCTTATAATGTTATTCATAAAATTTATACCGCTATTAGTTTCGCTTTCATCATCCGTATAATACTCATCGTTGTCAATATCATAATATGGATCTTTTTTAACATCAGCCATATTAAACCTTTTTGTTAGAGTTTTTCAAAAATAGCTAAATTGGAGGATATAGCAAGATATAGCTTATGTAGAAATACACACTTGTTTAACTAAATTTTTTAGTGTAGGCTGTCAATTTTTATTTTTTTTTTCAATTAATGAAACATATTTTTTATTTTTTTTTAAACGCTCTATATATTTTTTTCTCCACAACATAAAACTTCTGCTCCATAATAAATATATACTTATCATTTATAAATATATATATATTATTATATATATTATTATATATATTATTATATATGTTTATAATAATATAACTTTAGAACTATTTCGGTAACACAAGAGGTGATATTTGTAATGTAACTTTGACAGCTACTCAATTATTAGTAGGTGATGAAACAAATTCAGTAACAAGCTTTTCAGGATTAATATGGACATCTTGAACAAATAATTTAACAGCAACAAATATTAACAGGATAAAATTCTAGTATTAAAATATACATTCTTCTAATATATATTTTGGAACTATAGATACTTTAAAATTATCTATAACAAAATAATTCCTATCTAATATTTTATATTATTATAATAGATTTTTTAATTTTTTCTAAATGCCTATAGTAGCATCAGGTCCTATATCTTTATCAAATATACAAACAGAATTTGGAGGTACTAATCCTATAAATTTGAGTGAATATTATAC